TCTCCTTTGTGATATTCGTTAATATGATGTTTCAAAGCAATATCTATTTTTTCATCTATCTCTTTATCATAACTATCTAATTTATCTTCTATTTTAGCAAGTGTCTTTTCTATATTGGATAATTTCTCATCTATACTTCCCCATTTATAACTATCCTTTTCAGTGTCTTGATTAGACTTGTCTTTTCTGTTCAAAACAAAACTACTTACTGCTATAACTGATGCTAAAATACTTAATGCTACTGATAATTGCATAAAAGACACCTTCTCTCTATATACATTATACAACAAAGTGTCTTTTTATAGCAAATCTAGTATTTATTTAACATATACATATATATGTCCTTTTCTTTCTATTGGTTTTGTTGGTTTCATTGTTGCAAAGTGTATTCCTTTTTCAATATATGGTTTTTCTTCTTTTTGATATTCCACTACTTCACATTCCATTAATTCTTTATCTCTTGGTAGTCTAGTAAATGGAGTACAATGTTGCATTTGTTCTAACGGTACACCAAATACTACTATGTTGTATTCTTTATATTGTTTGTATAATTCTTTTAGTTTCATATAATCACTCCTAAATTAATTGCTAGTTTTTATTGAGAACTAGCAAACTCGTTTGATTATTCGTAATCGTAATCTGCTTTGTCAAAGTATTTAATTTCTTCTTTTGTGAAATCACTTACATTTCTAGCATTATAGAAAGTCCAAGTATTTACTCCCCAATGAATAACTATATCATTGTGAAACCAATTTTGTGTATCTCTACCAATTAGTCCCATAAACCAATCTATACCTTCTTCAATATTTTCACATTTATTTAGATTAATTGAATATGCTAAACTTTCTTCATCATAAGATACACATAATTCGTTTTCTCCATTAGTGAACTTATCGCTATTGATATAGATATGTAACTTGTGTCCTTCTACTCTTTCACATAGTTTATTGTTCTTCATATAATAATCACTCCCAACTTTTCAAAGAACTGTTAGATAAAGACAGTATCTCTCTTTCTTTATCTGATTATATTATAACATATTTATTTTACATAGTCAAATTTATTTTTATTGAATGAACAAATTGTACACAATTTTACACTCGCAAATCGTTATGTACCAACACTTTACACTGCTTTACATTGCAAATTTTAAAAAATTTTTTGCTACTTTTTAAAAACAAGCGTTTTTCAACTTGTTTTCATTCGTTTATAGCCACTTACTCGCATTCTATCCATTTTAGTTGGTAGATTGGCTTTTTCTGACAATTCTTTATATTTTTTAGTTAATTCCGTTATTCTCTTTTGTGCTTCTGCTACTGTCTTTGTATCTCCACTTGCTTTTGCTAATATCTGTGTATCTTTTTGCTCACGTATCTTTGTTTCTAGTCTTCTTTGCATTTGTGTTCCTTCATATGTTGTGTAGTTTTTGCCATCTAATTCAAAGCCTTTATTATTATCATCTATGATTTGTTGCAACTGCTCATCGGTATATTCAGGCTTACTTACTTCTAATACTATACTGAATATATAATGATAACAATTGTATTGGCTAACTGGTCTATGAAATATACCACTTTTAGAAGCAATAGTTATATCTATTGTTTTGTTTGTATAATCTTTTGCTATACCTTCTGTTTGTAATTTATCATATTCTTCATTACTAAATTGTCTGCCTTGCATTTCTGCGTGGTCTTCTGCAGGATAACTATGTACGCTTACTTCAACGCCATCTGCATTGAATTGTTTACCAAATTCTTCTTGCATTTCATTGTGTAATGTACGCAAGCCATCTTTCATATTCATTCTAATAGCACTGTCAACCCTGCGTGTTCTATGTTTCACTATGCCATTCTTATCAACATATGTGCTATCATATATAACCTTTAGACCACCACCACCAATTGTCTTTATCTGTCTTGCCATTGCTTCATTAAATGTTTCTTTTCCTTGTGATACATTTAATACTGCTTCATCTAACAATTGATAATATGCTTGTTTTAAATTCTTAAATGTTACTTTACCAGTTGTGCTATCTATCATTCCATAACCCAATACACTAGGGTTCATCATATTTTTAATATTCTTTTCTGTGATATTCGCAATTGCATTTACTTGGCTTTGCAACGCTAAATTCTCTTTATATGGTATATACTTAACTTTATTATAATCATAAAATTGCTTTGCAAATTCATATTCGCTTTTTGCTACTTCATTGAATATCTTGCGAATATCTTTTTCATTTAGATTAGTTATTTCTGCTAATTTCTTTATTATCTTGTCATAATCTCCACCATATTTCATCATTTGTGCTACTTTATGTGCATCTGTATATGATAGTTTACCTATCTCATCTAAATTATTACCAATAATTTTCAATATAATTTCATTAGCATTTTCTATTCTATTTACTAATCGTTCACTTACTTTTTCTAATATTTCATCTGATAACATAGTTATCACCTATCTATTCTTCATTTTTTGTTCCTAGTAATTCTTCTACACTTGGGTTTTGCTCTGCTATTTCTTCTATTGCTTTTTGACTTTCTTCTAGTGTTTCATCAGGATATATCCATTGTCTTAATTCTTCTTTTTTAACTATTCCTTTATTTTCTCCATATATTAAGTGTGACCATTCTGTATCAGGGTCTTCTAATAAACTATAACTCCAATCAAAAGTTACTTCATATTCACCTTGTGGTGATAAATTATAAGCATTTGCTAATACATTACAAGCATAGAAGAAGTCATCAAGCCCTTTTTCAATATTTGTACGTGCATCATCACATATTGTGAATGTATCATACATACTTCTTCTTATCTCTGTTGCAGTTGCATTTGCAGTTGCTACTTCACTTAATATTCCATAACTTGTTCCTATCTCGTGTTCTAATCTCTTGTACAATTCTTGCAATCTAATTGAATAATCTCTGAATTGTGGGTCAAATACTTCAAAGAAGCCATCTTGTCCTGCATCTATCTTTTTGAATAGTCCGTTTTTTGGCAGTGCATTCTTACCATCAAACATTGTTACATCTGCACCGACAAACACTTCTTTTAGTTCATATTCTCTTACTAATTGCTTTAATGTTTCTCTTATTTCAAGTATAGTTGCATCACAACCATATGTAATTGGTACTCCATATTTATCATTTGTTTTTCTATTGTTAATAGGTGACTTAATATATCCAAATAATACTCTATCAACATTTGTTATAGTTCTTACTTCTTGAATATCTTGCCAAAAAGTAGGTGCAGGTATTTTATTTCCTTTTTCATCACTAAATTGTTGTGTGATTGTTAGATTGTTGTTTTCTATCTTGTAATTAGTCCACCTTAAATACACTGTTTGATTAACTGTTCCAGTTATTACTTTTCTTTCTGCTAATACAGTTGCACCTGTTATTAATTCGCCATCTGTTTCATCTATTGTCAATCTGCTTTGTGGTACTAGATTATAATATATCTTTCCACCTTTAACATAAGGTACAATAATAACTCCACCATAACCGAATGACATTGATACAATCTTTTTTGCTTTTTTCCACATACTTTGTCCTACTTGATTTAATAAGTCTGTACGTTTATTATCGCCTTGTATATCCATTGTGCTATCACTTACAACGTAATTAGCCAACTTGTTAGAAAATATACTTGTAAAATTGATATTGTCTATACCTTCATATATTTTAGCATACTTGCTATTATCATCAATTTCTTTTTTAGTTGTTTGTGTATTCACCTTGAAAATATTATTCAAGATATATTGAATTATACTTTTAAACATCTCATCTTCTCCTTTAATCTTCTAATCTTTTTCTGTTTATCATATCGTTTATTTGTTTCATAAATCTGCACCAACTATACTCCCACGCATCAATTGTATCTATATCGGTAGTAAAGTCATCAAGTCTTGTATCTTCTTTTGCTTTGCTATCCCACAATGCACTGCTTAACGCATCAACAAACAATTTACATTCTTCTTCAATATAAGATAATATGTTATAACTTATCATAGTTCTACCACAATCTATTCTGTCGTTTATAGGCTCTTTAGTACAACCACGTACAATTGTATTCCAACCTAATTCTTGTACTCGCCTTTTCAAGCCACGTATCAATACTACTTCTTCATTATCAGGTAGCATATAATCTATATCGCAATTATATTTGAACATCATTTTTTTGGCAAAATCAATCTCTAGTTTTTCTAAATCATCAGGGTCTATATCTCCCATATGTTTTTCACTACCTAATACGATAACTTGTTTATAATCATAACTTATTCTAGTACATACAAACGCTTGACCTGACTTTGTACCACCATAATCTATTCCTATTACTGTTGTACCACTTGGCAAATCATAACTGCCATCTTCTTTACGTTTGTTATAAATGTATTTACTAGGGTCATTTGCAAATCTTGTATAAATAAGTCCCTCTGCACTGCACCATTGACCTAGTATATATCTGTTATAATAAACTGTTCCTTCGTACTCTTTACATAGATTATCAACAAACTTCTTTGGCAAAAATGGGTTATCAAATATTGTATATGTTTGGCAATATATATCAACATCGCTATCTAAAAATTGTTTTAACCAGTGTGTTGGGCTTTCAGGGTTAAGTGTTCCGTCTAATACAGAATACTCTTTATCTAAACGTGATTTTAATAATTCAAATACTTCTTGATTATATTCTGCTAACTCATCACAATAACAATACTTAATACTTGCACCACGAATTTTTGAAACTTGGCTTACTTTTTCTGCACCTAGACAATACACATCTTCACCAAATAACTTTGCTATATTATGTGAATTGATAGTTCCTACTAAAGTGTCACCATATAATTCTCTTAAGGGTTGCAATACATTACGTTCTATTGTTGAATTCGTTACTCCTAATATTACACTTAAGCCATCTAACCCTCTACGCTCACTTATTCTTTTAGGTATAGTCCATAATATATCTAAATATGTTTTACCACTTCTAGTTGCACCTGTCTTTATATTAAATCTTTGATGACCTTTATTTATGAATTCTTTTTGTTTTTCACTTAATATCATTTTTTGCTTCGCTTTCTATTTTAGATAATAGTTCATCAACTTTATTTAATTGTTGTAATTGTCTATCTTCTTGCAATTGTCCTATTTCTCCTAATGTTTCTAATATTACACGATAGTTTTGACTATTACCTTTTATAGCACCTTTTAATAAGCCTAGCGTTGCTAATTCTTTATAAGTCTTGCCATCTTTATTCTCCATTTCAAGCAACATTTCTAATGTTTTTCTCATAGTGGCTTTTTCTCTCCTTGCTTTTCCTGATGCTATTCCACCATTTTTCCCCATACTCTTTGCTTCTTCACTGCTTAATGTAGTTCTAGGTTTTAGGTTTTGTTCGTTTGCCACTATATCACCACCTTATAATTATTTATTAATTAATTCTTGCAAATCATTCATTATTTTTTCTAAATCAATATCTATTTCTAATTCTTCTGTAATTAGTTGATTTCTTATGCTATCAACATCTGCCCACATACCTAATAATATTCCTTTTTCTTTGTCTGTTAAATTTTCTTTTTTAGAATATTCTTCAATATATGTTATAGGGTTGATTAATATATGTTTTATTATTTGTTCATATTTCATTTTTTATACCTCCTAATTATTTTGTCTATATTTCCTTGCAACACTTTTATTTCTGCTTCCCAGTGGTGAATTGTTTGTATATTATAACCTTTTTCACCTTTTTTGCACTTTTTATTTTATCTTTGTGTTCTTTTATTCTTTTTTCATACGATTTTATAGACTTTCTTTTGTTTTTAGGAATTCCACTAATTGCACCTCTACCACCAAAAAGTTGTATATTTAATATCATATTATAGTCCTAATCTTCTTCTTATTTCTCTAGCACGTTTCATTTCTTTTAATTCTGCTTCTAATTTAGTTGTATTTCTATTGCTATTTTTATATCTCTCAATTGTTTTTTCTCTTGTTGTGATAGTTCTATCTAATGTTTTTATACTATCATAATTCATAGCATTACTTCCTGCACTTTTAAAATTTGCTATCTCATTTGCATATTGTGTTTTCATATACACAGTTTTTGCATTGCTACCAGTTCCTTTTATCAACCCAATATAACCATCTGGCGCATTTTTGCCAATATTCCAATACTTGTAACCATTTGCGCTTGTCACAACATCTTTTCCATCTACTTTACCTTCATTAACTATATTTCTCATATATTCATTAGGCCTGTTTTCTCTTAAATAATCTACATTACTTAATGTTCTTTTTACATATTGTTCATAAGTTTCTCCTTTTGTGTTGCTACTACTGGCACCTCTACCACCGAATAATTGTATTTCTAGTTTCATTTTCTATTTCCTCCTTAACTTTTTTCCAAAATAACCAAATTCTCTTATATCATCACCTACAAATGCTACATCTTTTGCTTTTACTGTGAATGATGCAACCTCACCTTTACCATCTAACTGTGAATTCAAATGGTGTTGTGCATATTCTTTTGATAATGTTACCCAACCGCCATTGTTTAACCCTTTTCCTTTTGGTTGTGCTCTATATATTGTAACTTT